TAAAAAACTTACCTATGATCTTACGCCAGCCGTAAAGGTGGCTTTTGAAGCCGAATTTAAAACAGGTTGGCGTAAGAGATTAGGCGAACTACAAATGGAAACAGATTTGTGGTGGTTTGCTTGGCGAATAGAAAAAGATGCTGGCAAAACTGATCTAGCCTTTGGTGAAGATTATATGAATCAATATGCAGATGTTGATTTAATTTATGATTCAAAAAATGGATAGACCGACACGGTTCTATATATGAAGTCGCTACCGTGTCGGTGGCAACAGGAATCAGCCCTAAAGACTTATTAGAAGTTGATCCAGCGATTTATTCAGCCATTAAAGCCATCTTGCAAGAACGCTATTACAACAACAAGAAGGCAACAGTTAGGCGGAAGTAATGATTAAACCAAGATATGCGGAACTTCCTGGCCGTACTAGATCATTGGCAGTAGTGCCATCAATCTATGTTGAAAATTTAACTGAACTTCTTGAAAAAATGAAAAAGGTAGATCCTGATTTACAAAAAGAATTTAGAAGGGAATTAAGCAAGGCTGTTAAGCCTGTTGCCAAATTAGCACAAAGTTTTGTACCACATTCACCGTTTCCGGGATGGCGTGATGTTGAACCAAATTACCCACCACAATGGGGTTGGGCTAATGACAATGTTCACCGAGGTAGAACAATTGGCGAGAATCAAAGAAGCCGTTGGAAATGGTCACAAACAGAAGTTATACGCGGCATAAGAGTAAGCACGGCTAAAAGTAAAGTACAAAGAATTAAAGGCGTTACATTTGGTGTAACCGCAATAGCCGTAATAAATAAATCTGTACCAGGTATAATTTATGAGTTGGCAGGTTTTGGTTCATCTAAATCAAGAAGTAGAACTAGGCGTGTTAGCCGTAACCAAAATGCGAGTGAATCATTTATTGGCAAATTGCAAGGCACTGCTAACAGTGGTGCTTACAAAGAAAAAAGATTGATTTATAGGGCATCACAACAATTAGGTGGCCAAGTAAATGATAATCTATACGGCGTACTTAAAAAATATCTAGGCAAAGAATTTAGAGGTTAATTATGGCACTGAGTCAATATGTTGCAATTAACTTTCTTACCAAGTTTGATAAAAAAGGTTTAGAGCGTGCCACAAAAGAGTTAAAAGGTTTTGATAAGTTTGTAGCATCATCAGCATTTAGATTGCGTGCAGGTTTGGCTGCTGGCGGTATTGCTACAGCGGCAAGTATGGCATTACTAGCCAAAAGATCATTATCAGCGGCTTTGGCGCAAGAACAATTAGATAAATCATTAAAATTGACTTTGAATAGCATAGGTCGCGGTGGCATGGCATCAGAGGTTGGTGCTTTTATAGAAGGTTTGCAATCTGCTACAAATGTGAGTGAAAATCAATTAATTCCAGCATTGCAGCAATTGATAGCACAAACAGGTGATTTGGAAGCATCACAGGGTTTATTACGCCTGGCTTTAGATGTTAGTGCAGGTACAGGTAAAGATTTAAGCACAACATTAGATGCCATTACTAAAGCCGCTATTGGCAACTATAAATCTATCGGTGCATTAGGCGTAGGCTTTACTGCCGCAGAAGCCAAAACAATGGGCTTTGCAAAAACAATGCAAACCTTACAAAAATATACTGGATCAGCCGAAGCAGCCACATTAACTTTAGATGGACAAATTAAAGCATTTAGAATTAGTGCAGGAGAAGCCACTGAAACATTAGGCCAGGGCATGCTAACTGCTTATGCAATTATTTCGGAAGGTCGGCCTTTAATTCAAAATTTAGGAACTGATCTTGAAAAAACTGCCAATCAATTTAGCAATATATTAATAGGTGTTGCTGCCGTTACAAAAAAAGAAGGTTTAGGCATTTTTGGCGAATTAGCCAAAGTTGCAATAGAAGGATTTGTTGGCGAATACGGAACTTTACAAAAAATAGAAAATGCTGGCATTAAAGCAATTAGCCTAGAAAAAATTAGCGCAAATCAAAGAGAAGATAGAGTTCAAACCACTAAGAAAATTCTTACCTTTGATGAGATGATTGCTAATATTCAAAAGAAAATTTTGGCTACCGAAAAATTAACAACTAAAGAAAAGGTAGCGCAACAATTATTAGATAAAAAGAGATCAGAATTACAAGCAATATTTGATATTGATCGCATTAATCTACAAGCCGCTTTAAGCCGCAAATTAAATGCTGAGGATGAAATCAGAGTTAAGATTTTGCAGAAGTTGGCAGATGGCACAGCCGCCGCCGTAAATGAAGCCGAAAGATATGCTGATGTATTAAAGGTAATTGAAGATGGCGTTATTTCAACAGAAGAAATTGATATGTTGGCTAAAAAGTGGGGTATTAGCACAACTGAGGTAGTGCTTTATTTACAAAAACTTTTTGCCGCAAATGAAGAATTGCGTAAGATGTTGGCATTGTTACAACAGATTGCTTCTATACCTTTGGGTGGTCAAACCGGTGTAGCACCTAAAATTTTGGGCAATATTGATTACACCGTGCCAATTGGTACTGGTAAACCTGCCTATGCAGAAGGTATTACACCAACCAAAATGTCTTATATGGATTTTGGCAATCTACCGAGAATGGCAGATGGTGGTATTGTAAATCAGCCAACCATTGCAATGATTGGTGAAGCGGGCGCAGAAGCGGTAGTGCCATTAGATCGCATGGGCGGTTTTGGCACTACTGTAAATGTAAATGTAGCCGGATCAGTAATCTCAGAAGGCGAATTACAATCAGTAATCCAGGATGCTTTGTATAACCTAAACCGAGCAGGTGCAGTAACTCAATTAACTAATTTGGGTAGATAATGCCAGCCGCAGTATTGAAGGTTGAAATTGATTTTTCTAATGGCGCATCATTTGATCCTGCTTTAATTTTGGACAATAGCGCAACACCATTAGATTATTCTGTATTAGGTACAGCCGCAGCGGATGTAATAGATATTACGCCTTATGTAACACAAACTTATATACGCAGAGCATTTAACAGATCATCAGATTCATTTACTGGCGGCACTGCAAGAATTATCTTTGTTGATGAAACAGGTGAATTTAATCCAGCCAATACTTCATCCAGTTTATATGGCAAGATCAAACCTATGCGCAAGATTCGCTTTACCGCTGAGTTTGCCGGCAATTCATACAATTTAGGATCATTTTATGTACAGGAATGGAATTATCAAAGCCCAACTGGATTTGATCCAGCCTATGTAACATTGTCATGCGTAGATGGATTTCAGTTATTAAATTTAACCACCATTACATCAGTTACAGGCGGCATAGCCGGACAAACAACAGCGGACAGAATTACAAGTTTGTTGGATGCCGGTGAATGGCCAGGTGGTATGCGAGATATTTCTACAACCGCAACCACAACTGTACAGGCAGATGATGGCACATCACGATCACTATTATCTGCCTGCCAGGTTGTAGAGGCCACAGACCTGGGTGCTTTTTATATGGATGAGCGCGGATATGCAAAATTTATGTCACGCACAGACATCATCACAGCATCAGGTGGCACATTAACAAATTTTAGTGATGTGCCAGGATCAGGTGATGTTACTTATCAGGCAGTTGAATTTGATATTTCAGATTATCAAATGATTAATAAAGTGACAGTAACTAGAACCGGTGGTATTGCTCAAACAGCCAGTGACACAGCAAGTATTGAGGATTATTTCCAACACAGCCGTGTAAGAAGTGGCATCATGCAAACAGATGCAGATGCGTTAAACCAGGCTTTAATGATCATTGCTTCACGCAAAGAGCAAGGCGTAAATATCCAGTTAAACTCATTAACAGTTGATGCCTATGGCGAGGATGATCCTGATCGGGTTGTAGCCGCTTTAAATTTAGACATGTTTGATCCAATCCAGGTTACTCAAACCCTACCGGCTGGCAATGTGGTTACTGATAGCGTTATTGCCGGCCTTACCTATCAAATAACGCCAAAATCTTTTTTGGTTACATTTACTTGCGCCCAACCCTTTGCATCCGGTTTTTTGCTATCATCAGATGTGGATGGAATTTTAGATGAAGATTCTTTGGCCTATTAGGAGATCATAAATGGCAACCTTTTCAGTTGGTCAGGTACTAACAGCGGCACAAATGAACAGTATCGCTAACCTAACAGTTAGGGCAGTTACCAGCACATCAGATACATTAGTTTTGGCTGATGCAGATAACAAACTTATCACCTATTCAAATACAGGTACAACAACTATTACAATCCCACCTTATTCAAGTGTGGCCATGACTACTGGTAGCGTTGTTAATGTGATTAAAATTGCTTCAGGCGGCACTGTATCCATTGTTCAAGGCGCAGGTGTAACAATTGCATCAAGCGGCGCAGTATCAACAAATCCGGTTATTACTAGCACTATAAAGGCAGCAAGTTTGATTAAAGTCAGTACCGATAGTTGGTATATTGTCGGTGGCATTGCCTAATGTCTTTAATACTTGGGATATTAGATAGTGGCGGTGCGGCGGCTGGCGGCGGCACTGCTTATGAATCTATTGCTAGTGCTACTGGCACAGGTTCAAGCGGCACAATAACATTTAGTTCTATACCTGCTACCTATAGCCATTTACAAATTAGAATATTAGGTAGAAACCTTTATAGTGCAGGCAGTTCTGCAAGATCTTTATGGTTTACATTTAATTCTGATACTAGCAATTCTTACCCAGTACATAGATTATATGGTGATGGTTCTGCCGCTAGTGCTGAAGGATTTACGGCAACTGGAAGTGGTGGCACATCATTTCTTGGATGGGCTATGGTGGACTCAGGCGCAACCGCATCTGTATATGCAACAACAATTATGGATATTCACGATTACGCTTCTACATCTAAGTATAAGACTGTTAGATCAATTTCAGGTGCTGACTTGAATGGCAGTGGTCGCATATATCTTAACTCCTCTGTATGGATGTCAACATCCGCAATTACATCTATTACATTTGAAGATCAAGCAGGTGGTGGGTTTTCTACAGGAACAACCTTCGCCCTCTACGGAATCAAAGGATAATATGGCAACCACATACGAGAAAATTGCATCAACTACTTTGGGTAGTGCTAATGCCACAATAACTTTTAGTTCTATTCCATCAACATATACAGACTTAAGAATAGTTATGACCTATACAACTTCTATTAGCGGCGAGGACGCAAGGGTTAGATTTAATTCTGATACTGGAACTAATTATAGTATAACTAGATTGAGGGGAACTGGGTCAGCCGCCAATTCAAGTAGATTAACTAGCCAAAGTTCTTTAATTCTTTGTGATAATGTTGACATTGGTTCATCAACAACAATTCCACAATTATTAACAATAGATATATTTTCCTATGCTGGTTCTACTAATAAAACTCTATTAAGTGAAAACTCAAGCGATTACAATGGTTCAGGAACTCTTACTAGAACTGTTGGTTTATGGCGTTCTACGAGCGCAATTACAACCGTTGCTATTGGAACTTTAACCGCAGCCACTTTTAACACAGGCACAACCGCAACACTCTACGGAATACTAAAGGCGTAACTATGGCAACCTATACTTTAATCAGTTCAAATGTTTTATCATCAAGTGCGGCATCTGTTACCTTCTCGGCAATACCTGCTACATATACGGATTTGGTGTTGAGGTGTTCTGTTAGAAGCACTCACGCTGGCGGAAACGATTTATTGCAGGTTAATTTTAATTCTGATTCTCCTTCAACTGGAACTAAGTATTCTGATACTTTTTTGAATACGCCTTCAATGAGTGCTAACTCAGGTAGAGATTCAAACCAATCCATTTTTTTCCAAGTAAAATTTCCTGCTTCTAGTTCAACCAGCAATACTTTTTCAAGCATTGAAATCTATATTCCATCTTATACTGTATCTCAAAATAAACCTATATCTATTAATAATAGATGGGAAAATAATAGTGCTACTGATGCAGATGTTCTAGCAATGGCAGCGTTGTATCGTGATACAACTGCAATTTCTGCTATAACTTTAACTCCCTACTTAACCGCATCACTTGCATCAGGCTCATCATTTTATTTATACGGAATATCAAACGCTTAACAAAGGAGAAGAAATGCCAACTAAAGTAATCGTAGATTGTTCAACAGGTGAAACCAGTATTGTTGAATTAACGGCAGAAGAAATTGCTGATCTTGAAGCGGCTAAAGCAAAAGCCGAACAAGATCGTATTGCAGCCGAAGAACAACAAGCAATACAAGCAAAAGCAAAAGCCGATTTGTTAAAAAAGTTGGGCATTACCGAAGCAGAAGCGCGCTTATTGCTTTCATAAAGCATGTTAGGTAATGGCAATTATTAGAGAACTCACTAGCCCGAATGGTTGGCCGGCTAGTGAGGATCGCGCCGCTATTGGAATCCAATCTTTTACCGTGCCAGGTACAACCATCAAATTGGCCTGTGCAAAAGCGGTAGCACCGTTGTTAATTAACTTTTGCAAAGAATTTCATGAATTAGTTGAACCTATTGACCAGGGCAAATTGGATGATTGGGGTTATGCCTTTCGCATGACCCGGGGATCAGATAGAGTTTTAAGCAATCATTCATCCGGCACTGCAATTGATCTAAATGCAATTAAACATCCTTTAGGCAAGTCAAATACATTTAACAAGGATCAGCGTAATACAATTAACCTACTCATAACTAAATACGGTTTAGCCTGGGGCGGCAACTACAAAAAGCGTAAAGATGACATGCACTTTGAAATTGCGTTAAACCGTAATCAAGTTAAATTAAAAATAAAGGAGTTAGGTTTAGAATGAAATTGACTACAAAACAAAAAGAGATCATTAAGTCATATTTAAGAAGCGTTGCCGCTGCTACTGTAACAACTGCACTGGCTTTGATTGCAGATGTTAAGCCTGAGTTATCAATTTTGGCTGGTGCTTTAGTTGCGCCTTTAGCCAGGTATTTTGATCCAAAAGACAAGTCATTTGGAATTAATAGCAAATGAGCCTAAACGATTGGGCGGCTTTAGCCGTTTCAACGGTCACAATAATAGGTGCTTTAGTAGCATCTGTACGCTGGCTGACTAAGCATTATCTATCTGAATTAAAACCGGATAATAATGGCCGCCATAATCTTGAAGGCAGGGTTGCACGCATAGAGGAAAAGTTAGACACGCTGTACCAAATCCTTATATCTAAGAAGTAAGTCAGCCCGATCCCCTACCCTATGGCCATGAAGATGTGCGTGGTTGTACCCAGTAGGGGTAGGCCTGAAAATGCCGAAAGATTGGCACAGGCTTTTAAAGATACAAATACAGAGGCTGATTTATATATTGTTATAGATAATGATGATCCAAAATGGAATGAGTACGCAAAAAGTGAAAACTATAAAAAATTACCTGCCGACAATAAAACAGGTGGTTGTGCTAAATCTCTTAATACCGGTGCAGTTTATTTGTTGGATATTACTAAATTTCCTTTATATGATTATTTTGTTTTCATGGGTGATGATCACCTTCCTAGAACAAAAAATTGGGATAAAGCCTTTATTCAGGCGTTAGGTCAAAACACCGGGATAGTTTATGGTGATGATTTATTGCAAGGTGCTAATTTGCCAACAGCCTTTGGCATGACCCGCGATTTAGTAAATGAGTTACGCGGCATGACATTTCCTGGATGCGTACATTTATTTTTTGACAATTTTGTAAAGCAACTTGGATTAGATTTAGAATATTTAAAATATTTACCTGATGTAATTATTGAACATTTACATCCAGCCGCAGGTAAGGCTGAAATGGATGAAGGATATGCCAGGGTAAACCAACCCAAATGGTATGAACAAGATTTATTAACACTACAAAGATATTTTACTAGCCCGGAATATGCTGAGTTAGTAAGAAAATATAGATGAACATATTAATAACTGGATCACATGGCTTTGTTGGTAAAGCATTTAGGCGTGCGTTACCTCACGCTAATTTAACTTTGGTTGATTTGAAAAACGGTGTTGATTGCCGCAAGTTTTTTCAGTTAGAAAAAAAACAATATGATTTAGTAATACATCTTGCCGCTGTGGTTGGTGGCCGTATGTTGATAGAAAATGAACCTCTAGCATTAGCGGTTGATTTGGCGATTGATGCCGAATTTGCATCATGGGCAGTGAGAACTAAACAACCCTATCTTGTTTACTTCTCATCCTCAGCCGCTTATCCAATTGAACTACAAACCCTAAGCAAAAAGCGTAAGTTAAAAGAAAAAGATATTAACTTCAGCAAGATGGGTAAACCTGATATGACCTATGGCTGGTCAAAACTAACAGGTGAAATGCTTATGAATTACCTACGCGAATCAGGCGCAAAGGTGCTAACACTTAGACCATTTAGCGGTTATGGAACGGATCAAGATTTAGATTATCCATTTCCATCAATTATTGAACGCGCCATTATGAACGCAAACCCATTTAATATTTGGGGTAAGGCAACAACTACCCGGGATTTCATACATATTGATGACATTGTAGATGCTGTAATCACTATGGTTAGAAATGATTGCAATCAAACTGTAAATCTTTGTACTGGTCGGCCTACAACATTTGTAGAGTTGGCACAAATAGCGTTAAAAGTCCTGGGACATGAAAAGACAGCGGCTAAGCGGTTTAAGATTTTGACCGACAAGCCGGCAGGTGTGGCTTATCGCGTAGGTGATCCAACAATGATGAGCGATTATTACACGCCAAAAATTAGCCTAGAAGAAGGCGTTGAGCGTGCTATCCGCGGAATCGTATAGTTTAAAATTAATGGCTATGGCAAACAAAAAACCCCGCAAAACGCCAAAGCGCAGAAGGCGTACACCACGCAAAGCCGAACAATTAAATCGGCTTGAAATGCACTACATAACACTTAATGAGATGTTTCGCGCAGCAAAGGCGGCAGGATTTTCTAGCGAGGTTGCATTTTGGTTAATCACCGAACCCGGGGAATCAATACCTGATTGGGTTATTGATAACAAACCAAATGAGATCATTCCCCGGATTGATCCCACTGATGATGAAGATGAGGATTAATAATTAAGCGCGATAAAACATTTAACGCACGCTATCTTGTAGTCAGTGACTTGCAAGTCCCATTTCAATTTACAGAAGCGGTCACTAACTTAAAAAAATTAGTTAATGCCTTCAAGTTTGATTTAGTTTTAAATGTTGGTGATGAAATGGATTTTAATACCATTTCCAGGTTTAGTGAAGGTAGGGCAGAATCTTTTATGCAAACACTTGATGAGGATCGGGTTACCTGCCAAAACATTCTTTATGATCTAAAAACTGATGTTGTTAGTAGATCAAATCATTCAGATCGCTTATACAAATCATTGCAGAGGATTCCAGGATTAATGGGATTACCTGAACTGCAATATTCCAAATTTATGGGATTTGATGATTTAGGCATTTATTACGCAAAACAGGCTTATCCGATACCAGGAACAAATTTTGTGCTTTGTCATGGGGATGAAGGCACAATCTCCAGGGCTGGCGGCGGCACTGCCCTGAATATTGCAAAAAGGTGGGGGCGTAGCACCATTACAGGGCATACTCATAGGATGGGCTACCAATGCCATTCAGAAGCCTTTAATGGCCGTTTAGAGCGTGTTTTAGTGGGTGTTGAATGTGGTCATACCTGTGACATGAAAAAAATGGCTTATTTGGGCATTAGAGGCTATGCAAACTGGCAAGCCGGGGCGGTCATAATCCACATTAAGCGTGGCAATGTCAGCGTAGAGATGATCCCATTTAACGCAGATGGCTCATTTACTGCAATGGGCAAGGCTTTTGGGTGATGTAGATCACAAAAATAATTGGCAAAAACCCTTTTAGGTAATTGTATTTGTCAGCCCCCGGGTGTTTAATTGGATTTACAAAAGCAATTGACCGGAAGGGGTTAATTATGAAAGTACAACTTAACAAAGCAGATATGTCCGAACTGCCAGGAATCATTGCCATCTTTCAAAATGCTGACAAATCTATAACTATCAAAGTTTTAGACAATGTTAGTTATGAAATTACAAGAAATGGCAAAACATTAAAGACAAATATGTCATGGAGATATTTGGTCGGATCACAATTAGTAAAACATGTTGAGAATGACATTAAAGATGGTTACTACAAAGGCGTTAGAAGGATTGCCTAATGAAACTTACACCAAATCAATTTGAAGGTTTAACAGAATGTCAAATGGAATGGGCTACCGAATCAGATTGGCTAAAACAAAAAGACCGATTTGCTGACACAATTTGTTGGTCACATTTATTTATTTATTGGGTAGATAATTATGCTTCAGTTATATTGGCTACTGAATTTTTAAAACAAAATAAATGGGATTACAGCATTTCTTTTGACAATGCAGTTGGTCAATACTGTTTTACTACCAACTACCGTGGATCATGGGTTTACGCATGAACGCCGTAGCCTATGCAGAAAAGGGTTGGTGGGTATTGCCATTAAAACCACAATCTAAAGAACCATGCAAGTTTTTACGCCACGGTTATTTAGATGCAAGCGGTGATATTTCAATTGTTAAAAAATGGTTTAAAGATGATTCTAATCTAAATATTGGTTTAGCAATTGTGCAATCAAATCTTGTAGTTTTAGATTTTGATATACGCAATATTGCATCCAGGGTTTTATGGGAATCTTATCGCCGCATTTGCGTAGCATCTAATACGCATACAGTTAAAACAGATAATGGCTATCACTTTTATTATCTTGCTGATAAATCAAAACAATTCAAAGGCAAGGTAATACCTGGTATAGACATCAAGCACAAAGGTTATGTAGTGCTGCCACCTTCTATACATCCAAATGGCAGTGTTTATCAGGTAATTAATGATGTTGATCCGGTTGCATTGCCGGCTGAGTTAGAAAAGGTAATGAGTTGGAATTAGTTAAATATGACAAACAATCAGGTGCTTATGTGGATGAAAACCGCAAGCATTTTGTAAAGGCTTCTCTAATACGCCAGCATGCCAAAAAAGCAATTGGCTCAAAGCAGATTAGAGGAAGGCTATCAGCCAAAATGGTTGAAGCCTATTGGTTAGACAAGTTCAAGGAAGTGGTGAAATATGAACTATGAAATATATGGCTGGTTAATAACAATCTGCCTGTTTACATTAGTGGCACTTTTGCTAGGTGTCACCTGGATGGTGGCCGTTGAAAACGGTTACGACAAAGGCTTTAAAAGCGGATACAAACGCGGTACAGCCGATACAAAACATACAAATGTTAAGGTAGAAAAATTTACTGTTAGAACGCATCCAACAATGCGCCAAAAGATGCTAGAAGCAGATAATGAGTATCTAATGGAAAAGGTTGTAAGCCTTTGGGATCGGGAAAATAAATAATGAACATGAATGATTATGTTGATGTGGCTGAGCGCATAGCGCAATTGAAAGAAGCCTATCCTGAAGCATCATTGCAACCATATAACCCAAATAAACCTTATGACATTGTGCAGGTTGAAGGTAAAACTTATGTGGTTTATACAGCGGCTTGTTACCGTGATCCATTTGATCAAAGGCCTGGAGTTGCAGTTGCGTGGGAACAAATACCAGGCAAAGGCATGACCGCCGGCAGTGAACTTATGATTTGTGAAACGAGTGCTTGGGGGCGCGCAATAGTAGCAGCCATGAAAACTGCCACAAAGCGCGTAGCATCTAAGCAAGAAGTTATTGCGGCAAAGAACAGGCAAAGTTGGGCGGTAACACCAAAGGAATCTTTAGATTCTGAATTGCTGTCTAGGCCAACTGAACCAGTTGCACCTACCAAAGCAATCTATGGACAACCTGGAAGCAAATCAGCGTTGATGGAAAGAATTATGCGCCATCAATTTGTTGAGGAAAAAAAGCCTGATGACAATCCAATACCTATGAGTGTTGATCAAGTAGTAGATGCTTTGGCTACTGATGTGCCAGCGGTACAAAGTTGCCAACATGGTGAGATGGTTTTACGAACCGGAATCAGCAAAGGTGGCAAACCGTATTATGGATATACCTGCGCAAAGGGTTGTGATGCTAAGTGGGCAGTTATGTCAAAGGCTGGCAAGTGGTGGTACCCAGGTGAAAACAATGGGTGACATGGAAATGATTGATCCATACGGTGTGCGTGCCAGGTTTACAGATAATGGCGTGGAGTTAGACATAGTGCCGTTTAGTGAATGTTGCGAATGGTGCAATGATCCTAGAATGTTAAATGTAAATGGCGTACGCAAATGTGCGGGTTGTGGATGTGTAAATCATATTGAGTACAAAAATCATGGGTAAATTTGATTATCACAAAGCCATGCGTGATGGGCATGGCTACAACCTTTATGTGGCTGACCTGTTATCACATTTTGGAGTACCAAAGGTAGATGTACCTGCATTTACCATTGCAACTACCCATGATGAGATTAAAGACAAAACAAAAAATGAAAAGGATGTGATTGCTGATGACCTGGTTTTAGAGGTCAAAAGCAGTAGCAGGTCATTTACAGATGTTGATGATTTCCCACATAACCCATTAATTGTGGATACGGTGTATGGATTTGATAGCAAGATAATCAAGCCATTTGCCTACATAATCATTAGCCAAATTACAAATAATCTATTTGTGATACCAACTGCAACTAAAGATTTTTGGACAATTCAGGAATTTTATGATGCACAGAGAGATATAACCGAACGGTTCTACATGGTTCAAAAGCGGTATTGCCGCCCATTTATTGAATTAGTAGATATTTTATTGGAGAGAGCGCATGAGCGAACCAATCAGATGTAAATGTGGGAATTGGGTTATGCCCGATCAATCCTGTTATGTGTGTTATCTAATTACAAGAACTCAAAAGAAATTAACCTAGTGTGATGTAAATCACATCTCACATAGTGAGATTATGTTAGGAGTTATGCAATTATGATTTTTAACCTTGTGCTAGGCTCTAGCCTTCGCATTTGGCTCAAAGGCCAAAAACGCGAACCCCTTAGGGGTGAGTTCGCGAGGTGCTGGCTACTTGGGATATCTCTATGTTTAGCCAACATGATTGGCTTTGAAAAAGCACATTCCGCTGATAATTCAATACCTAATTTAAAGTTATATGCGTATCAATCATTTAAAACCTGGGATCAATTTAATTGTTACAACTACCTGGTATATAGAGAATCAAGATGGAATTACAAAGCGGTGAACGGTTCGCATTATGGTTTAGGCCAAATTAAAAATAAGATGGTGTTAAAGCAGACACCTAGACAACAAATTACATTTCACATGAAGTACATAAGCCATAGGTATGGCCAGGTCAATGGTGAACCTAATGCCTGTAAAGCCGCTGAACATTTTGATGCTAAAGGCTGGCATTAGTGGTTTATTGTAAGCATGTAACCAAAGTAATGGGTAGTCGGTTGTGTCCATACTGCGGATTGGCTACAAATGAAGTAGATTGGGCATATCAAAACCAAATAAGGCAACAATGGATTATAGATAATCCGGATGCTGAATATGAAGGGTGGATGAGCATTTGAAAGATACAGAGAAAATAACCATAGGCATTACATCACCAGGTTATGTAGTTACAGATTTTATGACCAGCATTTTGGATGTTGCGAGATCACAGAAGCAATTAGGCCAGTTTATTAGCCTACAAGGATCAGGTGTTATTAGTAGATTGCGTAATCAGATTGTTGCTACATTCCTGAGTAAAACAACAGATGATTGGTTATTGCAGATTGATACAGATCAAAGGTTTACTGTTGATCATTTCAAGAAATTGGTGGCAGCAGCAGATAAAGATAAGCGGCCTATTGTGTCCGGTGTAGTACATGGTGGGTGGGATGTTGGTGAGTTGTATTTAGAACCAGTGCCTTGCATCTTTAAATTGGGTAGTGATAATGGGTTGTATGCTATGCACGATTATGAAGAAGATTCTATTGTTGAAGTAGATGCTGCTGGTACAGGTGCAATCATTGTTCATAGATCGGTGTTTGAAAGATTTGTAAAAGAAGCAGATCAAACACATCAAGGTGATAAGTGGTGCTTCTATCAGGATATGCCACTGCACCATGAATGGGTTGGCGAAGATTTGTTGTGGTGCATCAGGGCTAAGAGTTTTGGGTATAAACTATATGCACATACAGGTGTGCAGATGGAACATCAACGCAAGATGTGGATAGGTCAGAAGCAACACAAAGACTTTGAACGCTTCAGGCGAGCAAGATTACAGAGTGAGGAACAGATCAATGGCGATAACAAATAACCAATTCGCAATTACAACTAGCAGAATTAAAATAGTAGATACAGATAATGTGGTAAGGAAAGTAAGATTGCATGTTGAATCAGGCAATTTGTACATTGGCAATGCAGGCGTGACTTCAAGCAATGGGTTGAAGTTGGATAGCAATGACAAAATCTTAATTGATTTGGCTGAAGGTGAAGATTTGTATGCGGTTGCTTCAACCGGATCAACTAATTGCTCAATCTTGGTTAGCAAAATAGATTAAAAATAATGCTGTTTTTTCCTATTTTGTTACGCGTGCGGAATACGCCGCCGTTCGCGTTTTCTCTCTCCCCGGCGAGCGCAAAAATGTTTGAAAAAAAATAAAGATTTTTTATGAAAACTATAAAAAGCAGAAAATACAATGCGAATTACAAAAAAATTAGAGAAATTGTTTTGGCTCAAAAACCATTGTGTTTTTACTGCAAAAAGACCGTTGCCACTACGCTGGATCATGAACCACCTATTGATTCCTTTCCTTCACCTGAACTTTGGGTGGGGAGTCTAAGGCCAGCATGTGCAAGTTGCAATTACTCAAGAGGGGCGAGTTATGGAAATGCAAAACGCAAAGCCATTAAAAATAGTCGCAAATGGTAAGCCAAAGAAAAAGTTAGGCCGGCACACATCTGCAATGGTCAAATCACTTACAGGCCGTAATGATATTGATCAGGTTAAAAGAGAGATGCTATTAGGGCTGGCGCGTGCCTGGGATCGCATAGAAGAATCCGGCAAAGGTGGCCACACAATCCCATCCATATCTAAAGAGTTGCGAGAAATTTGGGATTCTTGCGCTTTACCTGATGAGGATGATTTGTTTGAATAAAATCTTATGTACGCCTAGATGGGCATCACAAAGAGATACAAGTTTTGATACAGATGGCGATAAGTTGGCGCAGGTCGCAAAACTGTTGGGGTTTGATCTTTTTGATTGGCAACGCCTAGTTGCAGATGTGGGTTTAGAAAAAGATGAAACCGGGTTATACAAGTACCGCACTGTGGCTGCGCAAGTGGGTAGGCAAAACGGAAAATCAAAATTAATTGAAACGCGTATTGCTTATGAATTATTGCAACCTAAAAGACATGTGGCATATACAGCGCAAGATCGCAACATGGCCAAAAATAAGTGGGAAGAACATTTATTAAGTTTTCAGTTATCACCTAAATTCTCTAAACGCATTGCTAGGGTTTCCAGGGTAAATGGCAGTGAAAAAATTTATATGCGCAATGGTTCTACCTATGGCATTGTCACACCTAATGACAAAGGCGCACGCGGCCTAAGTTTGAATTTAATGGTTATTGATGAAGCCTTAACACATCCACTTTCACTAATTGCTAACTTGCAGCCAACCCTGGCAACAAAGCGAAATGGTCAATTATGGATTTTGTCTAACGCCGGTAGGCCTGGAGAATCTGAATTGTTAGAGCATTACCGGGAGATTGGCCATAGAGAGATTGCCGAACCGCAAAACAAATTAGCCTGGTTTGAATGGTGTCCATCATCAGATGATTTTGATTACTTAAATGAAGAAGTGTGGTATCAGGCAATACCATCATTGCATGAGAAAAAAGGCGTATTGATAGATGCCGTGCGAGAAGCGGCAGCAACTAACAGCCCGGAGATATTTACAAAAGAATGGTTGAATGTATGGCCATCCCGAGATGCAGTACAGGTCATTAACACCGAATTATGGGATTCTTTGGCTAGAACAGATATTACGGTTGGCAACAAAATTGTATTTGGAGTTGATATATCGCGTGAGCGTGATCGGGCTTCAATCGCCGCATCAGGCATGGTAAGAGATTTTACGCCGGTTGAACTTATTGAATGTAAAGAAGGTACATCATGGGTGTTGCCGCGAATAGTTGAGTTGTGTAAAAAGTACAACACAAAGGTTGTTATTGATACTGGATCACCGGCTGCATCTTTAATTGTAGAGTTGGAAAAGCAGAATATTGGCGTGATGTCTATACATTTAAGAGATTATGCCAGGGCATGCGGTTCTTTTTATGATGCGGTACAGGCTAAAACCATTAGCCATTTAGATGATCCTAATTTAAGAGTAGCAATAATGGGATCAACCAAAAGACCGTTAGGAGATTCCTGGGCATGGAATCGCCAAAGCACAACTAACATAACGCCACTTGTTGCCGTTACACTGGCACGGTATGGAGTGGTCACCAAAATAGAAGATCAGCCGGTTGCAAGGAGTAAAATCTACTAATGAAATATTTACCATCCGCTTTACAACTATCAGGTTCTTTGCTAATAGTTGCAGGTGTCGCAACATTTAATCCAGTTGTGGCTGTAATATTGTCAGGTGCATTTTTAGTTTTATTTGGTATTGCTTTGGAAAACAGAGGTAAATAATGTTAGGCCGATTACTGAAAAGACAAATACAACCATCCTTAGTTTATACATCACAGGGGTATGTAGATTCTTTAGGTCGCGTTGGCCGATTCTTTGAAGGTAATTGGGCTGGTGCTTATGTAGATCAAAATACAGCATTAGGCATACCGGCAATATATCGGGGTATAACTTTAATTAGTGATGCAATTGGCGCATTGCCATTGTGTGCTTATCGCAACAAAAGAGAAGTAACACCAACCCCACAAATTTTAATGCGACCTGTGCCTACTGAAACGCGTATGGAAACAATTAGTGCAATGGCAGCCGCTTTAATTATTCACGGTAACTATGTCGCAGTTTTGGGTGAAGCAGGTGTTAATGGATTGCCGGAGAGCATCTACCCTGTTTCACCTGACCGTGTACAAGTTACAAGAGAAAATGGGCGCATCATTTACCGTATTGATGAACGCACTTATGACAAATCAGAAATTTTGCATATTAAAAATTTCACAATGCCAGGTGATTTAGTTGGTAAAGGAATTTTAGCAGTTGCAAAACAAGCATTAGGCAAAGAGATTGCTATTAATGAATACGCATCAAGATATTTTGATGGTGGCGTAAATCCAACAGCGGTAATTAAATCTGCAAACCCTGATTTAACTCAAGAAGAAGCAGATGCCTTAAAAACAGCATGGATGGCAATGTACTCATCACGCAACAGATCGCCAGTTGTAATGAACGCATCAACAGATTTTGAAGTGTTAAGCAGCAATGCGGCAGAATCACAATTGGTTGAAGCGCAAACAGCCGGCTTAACAGAGGCGGCAAACATATTAGGTTTGCCACCTTACTTTTTAGGATCACCAAATTCTAGCCGTACTTATTCAAATGTTGAACAGGAAAATTTACAATTAGTAAAATGGTCAATCCAACCTATTGCCGAAAGAATAGAAGCAGCCTTTTCAGATTTACTTGTTCGCGGTCAAACCGCAGCATTTAAATATGATTCATTGTTAAAGACAGATACAGCAAGCAGATATGATGCCTATGCTGTTGCTTTGTCTAATAAATTCCTAACTGTTGATGAAGTTAGAGATTATGAAAACCTTGATCCAATGGATTATGAAGAAGAAGATGAAATTGGTGAAGAAGCAGAAGATGAGTCATTGCAAAGTGATGTGGTTGATACAGTAGAGGATGAAAACTATGTCGGATGAAAAAATACAAAATAGAAGTTACTCAGTTGATTTAGAGTTGCGTGCTAACGGTGATGGCCGCACCATTTTTGGTATTGCCGTGCCTTACAACAAAGAGCAACGAATCACACAAACAATGGTTGAAGTATTTAGAAAAGGCGTGTTTGCCGAAGTTATTAAAGCACCGCACCGAGTCAAACTTCTTAGAGGTCATGGCGAGAATAATGTTTTAGGCCGTGCCACATTATTGCGCGAAACAGATGAAGGCCTTTACGCTGAGTTTAAAATCTCAAAAACGCGTGAAGGTGATGAAGCATTAGAGTTGGTTAAAGATGGTGCATTAGATCAATTGTCTGTCGGATTTATGCCAATCAAAAACCGTAAACGCCCTGACGGTGTTATGGAAAGAATCAAAGCACATCTAGCCGAAGTATCTTTAGTTACCTTTGGTGCTTATGGTGAACTTGCAAGCGTTACCGGTATGCGTGAAGGCCAACCACAATTAACACCTAGATTAGATGAAGCAAGGAAGATATTAGATGCCATACAGCGTAGTAAGTAATCATCCTGATTGCGAAGGGTATGCAGTAGTCAAATCTGATACTAATGAGATATTGGGTTGCCACAAAACACAGGCTCAGGCCGAAGATCAATTAACAGCAATCAACATTTCAGAGTATGGCGAAAGCCGAGCAGAAACCGTAGAAATTGATTCAGAAAAAACAAGATTTAACACTGCCGCCCAAATACTGAAAGATTTAAAAAAAGAGATATAATTTTGACAAGTCGTAGAACACCTAACCCCGGATTATCGGCGCGTTACACCTTCTCACTAAACAACTAACAATAGGAGAAAAATGTCTAATACTTTTCTTGCTTCTCTACGCGAGAAGCGCGAAGCAAAGACTTCTCTCATTCAAGCAACTTTAGACCGCGCCGCTGAAGAAGCACGCGATCTATCAGAGGTTGAGTTGGCTAATGTAGAAGCCCTTAACCTGGAGATCAAAAAGTTGGATGAAAGAATTGAGCAGATGTCTGATATTGAAATTCGCAACCAAAAAGCCGCTGATCTAGCCGCTAAGGTTGATGCGAATGTAGAGCCAAAGAAGGAAGTTCGCGCAGGTGGCTTTACCGTTACACGCGAGGAATTAACTTACTCAGAGAGATCAGGAAATGATTTCTTAACTGATGCGCTAAAGGCAAACTTCAAAACTGATGCAGATGCCGCACAACGCATTGCAAGACACCAACAGGAAATGGCAATTGAAAAGCGTGCAGTTGGAACATCCAACTTTGCAGGTTTAGTAGTGCCACAATACCTAGTTGATTTATATGCACCATTAGCACGCGCTGGTCGCCCATTTGCGGATGCCGCACGCAAGCACCAACTACCAACACAGGGTATGTCAGTTGTTATTTCTAAAATCAACACTGGAACTATCACTGCATATCAAACATCACAAAACACAGCCGCAGTATCGCAAGATATTGCAGACACAACACTAACCGTAAATGTAAATACAATTGCCGGTCAGCAATCAGTATCAAAGCAAGCACTTCTACGCGGATACAACATTGAAAACATTGTGTTAGGTGATTTAATTCGTGATTATCACACAAAGTTGGATAATTCACTACTTAATGGATCAGGTTCAAGTGGACAACCATTAGGACTTGTAAATATGACAACTGGAATCCTTGTTACTTACACAGCAACAACAGGAACAGTTGCGGGCTTGTATCCAAAGATTGCAGATGCAATCCAACAGATTCAATCAACTGTATTTGCTAATCCAAATGCAATCATCATGCACCCACGCCGTTTAGGATTCCTATTGGCTGGTGTAGATGGATCAAACCGCCCATTAGTTGTGCCACAGGCTAATAGCCCAATGAACGCAATTGGTGTTGGAAACGGTACACCTTCTTATGGCAATTCAGGTTATTCAATTCTAGGCTTGCCTATTATTGTTGATGCCAACATTGCAACCAATAAGGGTACCAGTACAAATCAAGATACAATCTTTGTAGTTGATTTGAACGAAACACACCTATGGGAAGAAGCAGCAGCACCAACCTATGTAACATTTGAAGAACCAAATGGCAAGGTTGCGTTGAACATTGTTCTATTCGGAATGTCAGCGTTCACCGCCGAGCGTTATCCAGGTGCAATTGCACAAATTAACGGAACAGGTTTGGCCGCGCCATCCTTCTAATGTAATAAAGTTTCCAGGCCGCTACCCTTCCAGTGGCCTGGATTCTAACTATGATCGGTATTTAAAGAATGGAGTTTGTCTAATGTCCCAGGGCAATACAGAATTTGGATACCGATCATGGCTATAACAAATGGATATGCAACATTAACTGAAATTAAAAATTACATGTCTATATCAGATAACACTGATAATGACTTGTTAGAAGATTTAGTTGAATCAGCATCACGATCAATTGACCGGATTGCAAACCGTAGATTTTATTTAGACAGTGCCGCATCTGCCCGGCTTTACCGTGCCTACTCAGATATATTTGTTTATGTAGATGATATTGGTAGTACAACTGATTTAGTTGTCAAAACCGATTCAAACGGCAACGGTACATACGCCAAAACCTTAACTTTAAATACAGATTATATTTTAGACCCATTAACCGCGCCATCATTAGGCCGGCCATATACACAATTAACAATGGTATCTAACACTGAAACCTGGCCTATATTCCCAGGCATTACACAAAATGGTTTACGCCCAGGCGTTCAAGTAACTGCTAAATGGGGATGGCCAACCGTGCCTAGTGACATCAACATGGCGTGTTTGATTCTTACTGCCGATCTGTACAAGCGCAAGGATGCACCAGGTGGAATTTTAGGATTAGGTGATTTGGGCGTTGTAAGAATGTCGCCAGTGGGTAGAGATATCACTGCAATGGTCAGGGCATACAAAAAAGAAGTTATTGCATGACCCCTAGCACAGTTAGAGATAATCTTAAAACTGCATTACAAACTATTTCAGGTTTGCGTGTTTTTGATTATGTTCCTGACTCTACAAATATTCCAACTAACAATGCTTTTGCCATAGTTGGTCAATTGTCTATGAATTATGATTACACATTAAACAGAGGGTTTGATTCTGCAACATGTCAGATTATTGTAGTTGTTGGAAGAATGAGCGAAAGAAATGGGCAAGAAAGATTGGATGGGCTACTTGCTTCATCCGGTTCAACTTCAATTAAAACCGCAATTGAGGCTGATAAAACATTAAGCGGTGCTGTACAAACGCTCAGGGTTGTGTCTGCAAGCCCTGGCACAATTACATCCGCTAATATTGACTACCTAAGTTATCAATATTCGGTTGAATTGATAGGTTAGTAAGAGAGGAAAAATATGGCCATATTTATGGGTAACAAAGTTGCCGTGATTGTAGGTACAACTACTATTACTGATCATGTCAGCACTGTAAGCCTTGCACGCGAAATTGATCAGGTAGATATCACTGCTATGAATGATAATGTACAGAACATGATTGGCGGCGTTGAAAGACCTACGCTAAATCTTGAACTTTACAATGACTTCGCAGCATCATCAGTAAACAGTTTATTTGAGGATGCGCTAGGCACAAAACTTAACATCAAGTTAATACCAGTATCAGGAACAGTGACAGCCACTAATCCTAGTTACACAATGTCATGCCTTATCACATCCTGGACACCTGTAAACGGTGCTGTGGATGCAGTGGCTTCAGTTAGCGTTTCGCTTCCTGTGACCGCATTAACAAAATCAACAAGCGCGTAATAAAGAAAAGGTGGGACAATGCACAAAATTGAGATTGTTAAAAAAGATGGTAAAAAACTTACCTATGATCTTACGCCAGCCGTAAAGGTGGCTTTTGAAGCCGAATTTAAAACAGGTTGGCGTAAGAGATTAGGCGAACTACAAATGGAAACAGATTTGTGGTGGTTTGCTTGGCGATTAGAAAAAGATGCTGGCAAAACTGATCTAGCCTTTGGTGAAGATTACATGAATCAATATGCAGATGTTGATTTAATTTATGATTCAAAAAATGGATAGACCGACACGGTTCTATATATGAAGTCGCTACCGTGTCGGTGGCAACAGGAATCAGCCCTAAAGACTTGTTAGAAGTTG